AGGATTTATTTGGCGACACGTTATACGGAACTAGCGCAGGCTCAGGCGATGAGTTTGTTGGACTACAGCACATTATCAAGGCCGACCGCACACTTGGTGGAATAAACTCTACAGATTATTCTTGGTGGGATGGTGGCTATATTGTTGCTAGTGGAAACTCGCCAACGTATGCAGACCTTGCAACAGACGGCGATGCTGACTTCATTCAGGATCATCTACGTAAGGCAGTGAGTTCGTTAACTATCGATGGGCAACGTCCGTCAATGATAGTAACCACTCCAGTCATACTGGATGCTTATGAAGAGTCTCTAACAGCTCAGAAGCGTTTTGGCGCATCTGCCGGTTCCAAAGCTGACGCTGGATTCAGGAACTTATTGTTCCGTGACATTCCAGTGTTCGCTGACGATCACTGTCCTGATGGAATGATGTTCTTTCTAAACGAGAGCTTTATTCAATTCAGACATCACAGAAAGAGAAACTTCAAATTTGAACCCTTTCAAAAGCCTCTTAATCAAGACGCTAGGGTTGCGAAGGTTCTATGGCTGGGGGCATTAACCTGTTCTGCTCCTCGCTATCAGGGTATCATAACAGGGCTACCAAGTTCATACTAATAGGAGTATATAATGGCAACAGCACAATCAAGTTCTGATAAAAAAACTGTCGGAATGATTACAGAAAAAGATGCTGGTGGATTCCAATACACTGCTATTGGCGGTGTGCGTATGTACACCGGACAGGGTGCCCCTGACCACGCATCTGTGAAAGGCTCTATGTACGTTAACACAAGTTCAGGCGTATTGTATATTTGTACAGTCGCTACTGGCACTTGGGTTAAAGTCGGAGCGCAAACATAAAAACCGTAGGTGTGGGGTGTTTAAACGCACCCCACGCTTATACTAATTAGGGGAAAAAATGGACGGAACTGAAATGGTAGATATGCTCGGACTTAGGTTAGAAGACCCAAGCGAGGCATCATTTACATCTGCAACAAAAATTAAGGCAATTAATATTGCACAGCGAACTGTTGTTAATTTAATTGACAACGCATATCTGACAGAACTGCAAAATATTGATTCATACACATTACACGCTACTAATGGATTCACGGCAAACGCACTGACAAGTGGATCTTCAGCCTTTTCAAGTTTGGGGGTAGACCCGATCAGAGGTGGTGTAATAGCGGTAAAGGGCTACAATAAAACTGGCGCAGAAGGCAGTTATGTAGTATCAGACCTTGGGTTTGCAAATATGATCGAACCGCAGGACGTTAAGCGGTTGGAAAATTCTTATTTGGCTGGCTCCACGTCTAATGTGGTAGCCTATGTATTCAAAGAATCTCTTTATGTCGAACCAACTACAGTTGAGGCTGTGGATATTTGGTTCTTAAAAAATCCAACCGATATTGCTAATGATGATACGGAATGCGAACTTAATATAGCCTTACATGAGGTCATATTGGATTTCGCCGAATCACAGCTTTGGAAGATGGACAATAAGCCTGACAGGGCTGGTGTTGCTTACACAAACGCAATCAACCAAATAAAAGCACTCAACGAGAGATATCAGGTCGAAAAGCCAAAAGGTATTGGTACACAAGGCAGAGCATAATGCTTTGGTCTGCAATCGTAGATCGGTCTTGTGTTCCGTTTGAGCCTAGCGATGAAGTAAAGCTAAAGGCGAAAAAATACGGAGAAGAGGCACAGCAGGATTTTGCATACCACACCCGCTCTCACGAGCGAATCCGTGGTATCTATATTGATCAAGACGACCGTGTAGTTGCACTGCCGGCAGACTTTATTGAGCTCGCTGGTTATGTCGAATTCCGCAACCGCATTCTAAGACCATACCCTGAGCACAGGCTTTATCCAAGGAGAACATCTGATGGTACCTATCGCACAGGAACACCTGAGTGGTATGAAATTAAGGGTAATAATCTATACCTATATCCTTCCCCATCATCTGTAGGCATTCTTCAATTTCAATACACCGCCACAATTAACAATTTAGAGGACAGTTCAAGTGCCTACAAAAAACTGAACTACGAGAGCTTAATATCGGGTTATTGGATTGTTGGTAAGGAGATTCAAGGGAGAACCTCCAACGCCTCAGCGACCATAGAAGAAGATATTAACGATAACGATTCCGGCACCCTAGTCCTCTCTAACGTGAGTGGGACGTTTCAATCAGGGGAGCAGATTGTTCAGCTAGACGAAGAGCAGGCGATGAATCTAATTGAGGAAAGCTCTTGGAGCTCTTTACTTTCAAATTGGGATCAAATAGGTCTGGGTGCCCGAGCCACAACGGACGGCCTTGCCTATTCACACTCAAGCGCTGGGGATAAACCAGCAATTCTACAGGCATACCACCCCTTCTTAATTGATTATATAAAAGCTATGCTCTATGAAGATGAGGGCAGGTATGATATATCCGATAGACATATGTCTAGATATGCGACTAATAAGCAGTTAGTAAAGGGTCAATTCCAAAACAGACAGCGCTATGGCGCCCAGCAAGTTCATGATGCATTATGATCGTAGAAATTCCAATATTTGATGGCGGTTTAATAACCAATGTTGATCCTGAAGATATTCCTAAAACAGCCAGCTCGGACACTGAAAACTTTGATGTTGATGTAAAAGGGAAACTTGTTAAAAGGAAAGGTTTGGAGAGCAAGGGAACTCTCACAGGCTCACACCTCTCTCAACTATTTTACTGGTCTGACCCCAACTTAACGAACAACGCAATATGGGTCAGCTACGAAACACAGAACGATCAAATTGTTACCTTCGCTGTTAATAATAACGGATCATTCGGCACTAAGACTGCACTCGCCACACTATCCTCATCACCTTCCGATATTCAAATCATCCCTATGGCTAACAGCCTAAGATTTGCCAATGGCAAGGGGGAAGACGTTGGCTTTCTGCAATATATTGATAGAAAATTTTTCTTCCATAATAACACTCAAGGGTGGAGTTATGACGATTTAAAGTATGATGATGCCAGCCCCACCTACCCAACAACATGGGAGTTGGAGCACGTAGAAACGGTCACGGGAAAGATGGCGTTAGGTACATACTATTATAAGGTCGTTCCGGTATTTGATGGTGTGCAGGAGGTACAATTTGAAGATCAGTTTATAAAAAACGAACTATCAGAAGATGATAAGGGGACTCACTTCACTCTTAAGATTGATGAGGACGACTATAACCCTAGAATTACGGGGGCAAATGTTTATCGGCACTTTAGTGAAGATGACAGTATTCAGCCGGTATATCGCCTGATTAAATCAATAAACCTCGCCACAAAGGACACTTCAGACGACATTGATACGGGGCACGATTCGGCAAATATGGGTAGGGCTGTATATTTTCCAAATGGAGGTGTAACTACTGTTATAGACAGTCTTACTTCAATAGCTGAAGGAGCAAGTTCTTCTCCAAATTATGAGATAAAATTAGTTGCAGGTTCTACCACTTATATCTTAAAAAATGATGAGAACAGTGGAACAACTGCATCATATACAGATAACTTAATTACTTTAAATACAGACCTTCCAAGTGATCAAGATTGGTGGAATGAAACTATCACATTAACCGTTACATATGATGAACAAGGTGAATCGTCACCGCAAAACACTAATGGTAATATTGCAAACGGTTATGGTGGAAGAGATGTTATTTATGATGGGAGATCAAGCGGTTATTGGGATTTTTCAATTGGAGAGAAAAATGATTGGGTCGTTCAGGTTGGTTCGCAGAGACTGACAATCCTTGAAAGTATCAAAAGGGTAATAAAGATAAACGCCGATTCCACAACACTAGGGACAGGTCAGACTATAGGTACACTATCGAATGGGTATTACTATGAGTACCTTTCAAATAACGAGATAAAACTTCATATAATGGATACAAACGGGACTAACGATCGAACCCACAGGCTTAGTACCACCAAAAACAAGGTGAATTATACGTCAGGGACTTTTTCCAATGGGCGCTTTTTTGCTGGGAACGTAAGGCTTGATCCTGATGACGAGGCTGAGGATCATAGTGACTTTATAATTTTTAGCCCCATTAATCAGCCCGACATATTGCCCATCTCCAATTATATACAGATCAAGGACACGCAGGGTGGCGACATAGTAGCTATGCGAACATTGAACGATAATATAATTGTTTTTATGGAGAGAGGGGTACATCAGATATATGCCCCCTCATCGAACCCATCCTCATTCTCCTTAAGGGAGAGCGAGGCTAATGTTGGGTGTGTATCGGCAAACTCAATAGTGGAGGCAGGTCAGGTTATCTTTTTTGCTGGGAATGATAATATATATATGACAGGAGCCGGTAGGTCGGCAATTCCTGTGTCTACAGCGATAAAAGACACGTACCAAGGTGCCACAGATTTGTCCAGCACGATAGGTGTGTACGACCCATTGAGAAACAGGGTCTTGTTCAGGTTTGGGAGTGACGGGGAGAATATTTATGCGCTTGACTATCAAAGGATATTGTCAGGTGAAGAGTCTTGGAATAAGATAACCTTCGCCTCCGCAAAGTCAGTTGATAAAATGTCAATTGACGCAAACCTCAATGTATATATAACACATAATGAAAGTTAAGTATGATAGAAAATATTGGAATTAATGGGCAGTGGTCGTGTACCATCACGAGGGCAAACGGCGACTTAGAGTCGTTTAAACAGCCTAACGCAATACATACGAATCTAAAGGAAACAATTACAGACGCTTTAAATTCTGCCGACGCAAACTTTAGCTGTGGGTCAAACTTTCACGGCAATGATGGAAGCGGACAAGGA